CAATACATTAATAGAACCTTGTGTAGTAGATGACTTTCAATATAGTGGAGCCAGTGGATCAAACTTTAATTTTACATTCAACTATACTAGTTGTTGCTAAAATAAAAAGTCCTTTTTTGTTGGTTTTAAAGGACTTCTCCCAGGGGCTAAGTGCCCCTAGGGAGTTTTTATTTATAATCAAACTAGTTATAAAGAATAACACCGATGGTTAAGTTTTTTATGTTAAATCAAATAATTTATCTATCTTTGAGATATTTTCTAATTAAATACGATATATATGTCTGAGAATCAGAACCTTCTTGATCAGCTGAAAGAGTTGTTGAGAAGAAAAAGAAGCGAACAGTGGTACGCTGATAAATTAGGTATCACAGTTGACGAAGTAAAAGAATTAAAAAAAGAACTAAAAGGAAAAAAATATGATGAGGGGGAAAAGTTTTTAAGCACCGCAACTAACAGTAAACAATTTGAAGATGCAGTAAGAAAAGTTAGTAATGAACAAGGGACAATAGAAAGCACAATAACTCTAGACTTTGAACCAAAAAGTGACACAGAGTTAGCTGAATTACATAAAATAGACCTAGATAGATATGTTATTACAAACTACTGGTCTAAGGTTCTTCCCAGTGGGAAGTTCACATCTTCAGTCTTTTCTAGAAGAAAAGGCCCGAAAGATTATACAGCTGATGATTTCAGCAAGTTCTTAGAGAACTATAAATCAAACTACATTCCAATCCCTTCACCAGTTAAAGATGAATCAAAACTCTGGGCAGATGTTGAGTTATCCATTTCGGATTATCACTTAGCCAAAAGACATGTAGATGGAGATAATGATGTAATTACAAGAGTGATGAGATTCTTTGATGTTGCAGAGAATTTAACAGAAAAGGTTAGATCAGTTTATGATATAAACAAGATAGTCTTTCCTATATCGAATGACTTCTTTCATACAGATAACTATCATAAGTCTACTACCAATGGTACTCCTCAGGATATAATGATGGACTATGCTACAGAGTATGAACAAGGATTTAATGTTCTAGTTGATACAATCAAAATGCTAAAAGCAAACTGTGAACATGTAGAAGTTATACTTGTACAGGGTAATCATGACAGAACAAAGGGTTTTTATTTGGCTCACGCTTTGGATATATATTTTAAAGCTGATGATAATATAACTTTTGAAAGAGAAGACGGTCTGATAAAAGCTACTGTAGTAGGTAATACATTTATTGGTTTCCATCATGGTAACTGTAAAATTGATGCCCTACCTCTATTATTTGCAACACATCCAATCTATAGTAAATGGTTTGGAGATTCTAAATACAGAGAAGTACATACAGGTGATAAACATCACTACATGGCTAAGGAGATAAAAGGGGTTAGAATACAGCAGATGCCTAGTTTATCTGGAGCAGATAGATGGCATAAAGATAATAACTTTGTACACAGTGTACGAGCTGCTTTAGCTTTAGTCTATGATAAGAAGGTAGGTAAGGTGGCTGAATTTGAAGAAAGAATATAATGGCACCAAAATTAAAACCAAGCACAAAAGAATACTTAAGAGATTCAAACGGTAGAATGCTTCAGAAGTGGGAATGGAAACATTACACAGTGGCAAGTACTTCTACTGCTGAACTTAAAAAACTATTAACTAGTCCCTCTATGACAAGAAAAAAGAATGTTATACAGAGAGAACTTGACAAAAGAAAATTATGGCAACCTTAAGAAAATTAGTTTCAGACGTTCGTGGAACGCATAAAATTTTATCAACTGATGCACTTATCACAGACAGAGTTATTGCTTCTGAGATAAGAAATCAATCTCAAATGTTGATAAAAAGAGAAACTAATTTAAGAAAGTTATGGGCTAGTGATACATTATATACTACTATTCCTTGTTTAAAAATGAAAGAGGTTCCTATCTCTGAATGTTGTGATTATGTAGATGATTGTACAGTATCAAGAACTATTGATAAATTACCTCGAATAGCAGAAGGTAACTATCAATATGTAATTCAAGGTGTTTATTCCATAGATGCTATGGGAGGTCAAGGCACCAAATTAAAAGAAATAACAATTAATAGATACTTAAATCTATTAAAACTACCTGTAGTAAAGAATGATTATTACTTCTGGATCTCCAACGGATATCTGTATGTAAACAATCCTTTACTAAAGGCAATTAGAGTGGCTGCATTTTTTGAAGAAGATGTGCCAAGCGAAGTATTGTATCCAGAATGTGGATGCGGTGGTGATGTATCAGATGAAGAATATTGCATAAATCCTTTAGATAAGGAATATGCATTACCTGGTTATCTAGAGTCTTCTACTCTAGGTCTAGTATCTCAGAAATTACTAGCTACATACTTCCAAATTAAAACCGACATGACTCAAGAGGGTATAGATGGACAAGCTCCAAATGCCCAACCGACTCAATAATAATTATATATGTCAAGAGTAGCAGTTGACTGGCGAAGTGCAAGTAAAAATAATTACGAGGACTTTTGTAAGAAGCACCCTTTAATATCTCTAACCTTCGATGAGTGGAGAAATATTATTTATGCTTTCAACGAGTCATTCAAATACTATATACTAGAGACAGGAGAAAAGGAGAAACTACCCACAGGATTTGGAGAGTTCTCAGTGAACAAAAAGAAAAGAAGAAGAACTAAAGGTGTCAACGGAAAAGAGTTTGTAAATCTACCTATTGATTGGCAGAAAACTAAAGAGAAAGGAAAAGTTATATATAACTTCAATTACCATACTGAAGGATACTTTTTTGGATGGATGTGGTTTAAGTCAACTGCAAGATTTAGAAACTCAGACTTATGGTACTTTAAACCTTCAAGAAGAACATCGAGAGACCTTTCTCACTATTTAAAAGCAGACCCTAAATACCAACACATCTATCATGAATGGAAAAAATAAGTTATGTCATACTATTATAAATACGATTTTGTATCCCCCGAACCTCTATATGCTACCGTAAAAGAAGAGCTTAAAAGTTATTTTGATACTGGTGCTGTAGATGATTTATTATTTCCTACCTATCTAGACAAATGTCTAAGAAAGATGGGCAGAACAACCTATAAAATTACTACAGAAGTATTGTTTATCGAAGACTTTGAAGCAAGGTTACCCGATAACTTTCATGCTGTTAGAGAAGCATGGATGTGTGCTGTGATTCCAGGGAATCCCTATCCAGCAGCTTCCTCATTCTATAGTCAAGCTGCTAATGCTACTACTATTCAAGTTGCACCTTTAACTATAGGTGGTACACCATGTACTAATCCTGAGTGTCAAGACTCTAGATGTGATGGTACATGTATGCCTGAAATAGTACAAGCTGTATACAAAACAAACAGTGAAATACCTAGAGCATACCGAAGAACTTACTTATTAAAACCAGGTAATATATCAGCACGTAAAAGTTGTGATGTATCATATACAAACTCTTGGAATGACTACAATCAACTAGCTTTATCTGGACGTGACTTTACACCAGGATCTTCTTCCTATGATTCATTTGACGTAAGAGATAATAAATTCGTTACAAACTTTAGAAAAGGTGTGGTGCATTTAGTATTCTATTCTACTGACTATGACAAGATAGGTAATCAATTAGTCCCAGATAATTATCGTGTAAGAGAGTATATTGAATCCTATATAAAATTTAAAGTATTTGAAACATTAACAAACCAAACCAATGATGAAACTTTTAATCAGCTACAAACTAAATTAGCTTACCATAAGCAAGTGATGGACGAAGCGTGGATACTTGCAGAAACAGAACTTAAAAAACAAACAGCTTATCAGAAACAAAGAAGAGTTGTTACAGATCTTAATCGAAACAATATGTACGAACTACCTGATGCCAAATCACAAGTCTCAGGAAGATACTCAAATCTGTATTGGTGGAGACGAAATGGATGGAGTTAATTAATAGTATATGGCTACTAGAAAAGAAATAGAAGACGCAAAAAAGAAAAAAGCTGCTGCGGCTAAAAAGGATGATAAGGCTCAGAAAGGACAAGTAAGGCTTGAATTTAATCAAGCTCGTACTGGTCTTAACATGGACAGCACTATCAATCAAGTAAAGACAGGTAGTCTTACTTATGCCTTAAATGCCACTGTAGAAAACTTTGATTCTAGTTCTGTAAATTATCAGAACGAACCTGGTAATGAACCATGTTTGACTTTTCCTAGTGGATATGAGTTGATTGGAAAATATACTATTCCTGAGAAAAAGAAAAACATATTCTTCTTAACAAATCCTACAACTGGTGATAGTGAAATTGGCTTCATGTTTAACAATGATTGTCAGTATATCGCATTAGTAAATGCTCCCTGTTTAAAATTTAATATTGATCATCCTATTCATAAAGTGGTACACAGGATAACCAACTGTAGCACTGAGATATACTGGACTGATGGATTAAATCCTAGAAGATATCTAGATATAGATAATATTCCTTATACAATTGATCCTAATTCAGATCCCGGATGTGACCCTGTATATACTGATGACTTAGATTGTAATCAACTTAAAATACAGCCTGATTTTGAGATTCCCTTTGTAGAAATAAATAAGGTAATAAATGTAGGAAGTTTAGTGGCTGGTACATATCAGTTTGCTGTTCAGTATGCTGATGCAGCTGGTAGTGATTTAACGTCTTACTACTCTGTTACTAATCCTACACCAATTGCTGATCCTTTAATAACTAGTGTAAACTTCAACTACCCAGTGGGTAAATCAATAGAAGTAAAAGTATCTAATTTAGATCTAACAGGACAGTATAACTATTTTAATCTCGCTGTAATAAAAACTATAAATGAAGGTACAACAGTAGAGTTAGTAGGAACTTATAACATTACTGAAGCAGAAGAAATAATTACATATACAGGTGCAGATCAAAACCCTATTCAGTTATCTATTGCTGACATCTTTGAGAAGTATCCCTACTATGATGTGGCACAAGATTTAACATCTGTTCAAGACACTCTAATATGGAGTAATTTAACTTCGGTAGACAGAATAAATTATCAAAACATAGCTAGTCAGATAACTCTACAATGGGAGACTTACAGACTTCCAGCTGGAGATAATTATGCTGAAGAACTAAATGCAGTAAATTATCGTGGATATATGCGTGATGAAGTGTATGCATTTGATATTGTATTTTTATTAAGGAACGGAAAACAGACAGATGCTTTTCATATACCAGGTCCTCCTAATCTTAATCCTCAACCAGATGTTCCTAACACTAATGATGATTTTATTGGAGAACCTGATTATTATATAGGAGATGTAGGGTTCAGTCCTTTCTGGAAGATATATAACAATGCTACAGTAGATGGTCCTTTTGTAGACTTTCTACCAGATGATCCAAACTATAAAGGCCCATGGCAGTTTGGTAACTTTGCATACTGGGAATCTACAGAAAAATATCCTTGTAATACAGAACTGTGGGGAGATCTTGCAGACACACCCATCAGACATCATAAGTTTCCAGATGTAAACATAAGTCGTATTACAGAGAATGCAGAGATTGTATATGATGGTAATAACATTGTACCTGCAATGCAAGATGATGTTGCTTTATTTCCTATAGGTGTAAGGATTAACAATGATCAAATAGCACAACTTATTGGAGATTCAAATCTTACAGATGAACAGAAAAAAGACATTCAAGGTTTTAAAATAGTAAGAGGAGATCGTGGAACTAACAGATCAGTAATAGCAAAAGGTATACTTAGAAACTTAAACAAGTATACAAGAGATGATCAAGACTATTATTTTCCTAATTATCCATACAATCAAGTATCTGGAGAAGACTCATTTTTACAAGAGAATAATAACGCTTGGAATTATAAATCTAAATCATGGCTTATATACATGCCTGATAAAGCTACAGATATTTTTCTTGGACCATGGTATAGTGCTTTCGGAATAGAAATAGATGTAAATGAAGAAGATGGTGTATTTGTTTATACAAGTATTGAAAATGGTAAACAAACACAAGCTACTATTAAACCAAACTGTCTGATAGAAGTTTGTTCTTTAACAAGACCTGTAGCTCTTAAAGGAATAATGACAGTGGGACCTGGAGACTTTGATGTATGGATTGCTTCTCATAGCTCAAACTGTCAGATTTTTCCTATACCTGGCAGTGATAAAGGTCCGTGTAGTAGATATATTGCTCGATGGAAAAATCCTTTCAATAGTTTTAACTTTGACGGAACTGTAAACTGTAGTAATGAAGTAAATTGGGGTGGTGATATTATCGAAGGTATTGATCGTATCAACTTTATTACAGAAGCTGATCCTAACTTTGATTTATATGGCACCGATAGTGTTGATTTTGATGAGAGTCCAGGAGGAGAACCAGTAAGCTCGTCAGTAGAGTATGAAGGTAATCATCCTCATGCTCCTACATGGTATGAACCCTCTGGTAGTTGTTGTTCAAACCCTCGTTTTTTTCTTACAAAAATTGCACCAGGACCTTGTACTGCACCTGATGAAGATAACCCAGAAGAAAGTTATGATATAATAACTTATCCTCCGAATACATTTGATCCAAATTATCCATGTCCTGATCCTGATGATGAAACAAGAGCTTGTACAGAGTGTGTAAAAACTCCAGAAAATCCTGATAATCTTGAACCTTGGCCAGGTCCTGCTTTTGGACAACCTACCAATCCCTTACCTGGTTTTGATTATAGTGTAGCACCAGCTGGACAATATAATGGTCCAGGATTTCCAGTTCCAACAAATATAGTGGATACCTTTACACCAGCAGAAGACCCGGATGATTCTAGCTCTGGAGAGGTTAATAATGAAATATGTAAAAGACGTAGTAGAAGATCTTGTTTACAGTGTGATAGAGATATACCTATTAAACCATTAGAAGGAGCAGAATATGATGAAGTAAAAGATATTTTAGCAAAACAAATATTCAACTCTCCTGATACATCTTTTGGACAACCTTTCCTAGGTAGCGTACTTAAACTAGAAAGTGTAATGTTTGGAGCAGGAAAGGCTCACTTTGTAGAAGTAAAAGATAATGCGAAGTACAAACTTCTTTCTAAAGAAGCACAACAAGATGCATTAGACAGTTCAGAAAGAATCGCATCAAGTGGTTCTGGTGATTTTGATGCTGGTATAATGTTTTCAGTATATCAAGCATATCTTACAATATATGTAAATGGTATTACAAGAAAGAATTATGGAATGTCTTTCAACTCTAGAGCCAACTATGATTATTCTCTACCAGTTCCAAACAATACAGACGGAGGGATAAAGCAAAGAGAAATAGATCTTACAAGATATTTAATACCAGGAGTACAATCATTTAACAACAATCAACCTCCTATTAATAACTGGAATAGAGAGTCTTCAGTATTTATTGATACTAAAATTAATGATGATATACTAGCACTTCCTTTACCACAAAATACACCTTCACTTACAGGTGCAGATGGTGAATCTAGTTTAGTAGAGTATTCAAGATTCAATATAGGACAGTCTGGAGTATGTGACAAACCTGAAAAAGAACAGGACATAAAGGTAGTTTCTTACTACGCCTCTATGAAGAATATTATTCCTAACCAGTGGGGTCAGATTAATTCATTCCAGAGAATAGATACAGGTTATCAAAAGCTTATTACAGCTACTGGAACAGATACAATATTTGGTGGAGATGTATTTATATCTAGATTTGCATTTAAAACTAAACTACCATTCTTTATAGATAACAGAGTAAATGCACCTGATGATTCAGATGTATTTTATGATGAATTGGGTAATGTTGCTTATCCTAAATTCTGGCACTCAGCTAGATCTATATTAAATAGTTATACAGTTAACGATGGTGAGGACTCAATACAGTTATATAATCTTATATCAACTAAAGCACACAATCTTGATTGTCCTAATGATCCTTCTCTTATTAGTCCACCACCTAATGATCAAGAACCATTTGCAGGAACTTATAGATCATTCTATGATGGATACATGTATTTATTTGCATATGGTATTCCTAACTTCTATTGTGAAAGTGTATATAATACAGACTTAAGACAGGCATTCAACACTCAAGAGGGAGACTTCTGGCCTCATGTAAGTTCTTCTATTCCGGATGATTGGGTTCAAGAAACTAATGTACCTATTGCACAGGATAATACTTATTACTATAATGTAACATATTCGAAACAGAATAAAGAGAATGTATTTACTCAGCTTCCTCAAGATTGGTCAGATGTATGTTTCACATTTTTCCCATTCAGAGCAATCTATTCAGATACACAGGGAGATAGTGCAGATAACAGAGTGAATAACTGGCTTGTATATAGAGCTCTTTCTTTCCATGACTTCCCACAAAACTATGGTAATCTTACATCCTTAGATGGTATGATGGATAGAGGTATATTAGCACGTTTTGATAATAAAGCTCTACTATATAATAAGTTACTTACAATAGATACAAGTAATCCTCAGGCAGCATATATCGGTAATCCTAGATTATTTGATGGTGCACCTCCAATAGATTTTGCAGAAACTGATTTAGGATATATAGGATCTCAACACAAGTTTTTACTTAAGGTTCCTTATGGAGCAATCACTGCAGATGCTAAGAGAGGTCAGATATTCTTAATGGGTGGTACTAAAGTTGTAGATATAACCAAGTTTGGTTCTGGTGTAAATAGATTCATTACAAACCATTTACCATTTGAGATTCTAGAATACTTCCCAAATGTATACATAGATAATCATTTCAATGGCATAGGATTACATGGTGTATATGATAGTAAATTTGATAGAGCTATCATAACTAAATTGGATTATATACCAGTAGATCCTTCAGTTCAATATGATCCTGTAAATAAAATCTTTTACGTAGAGATTGGAGATGCTTCAACCGGTGATACTCTTGAAAGACAACAAGTATTCTTGTTTGACAAACAGTACTTCTGTAGTAAATCCTGGACATTATCTTTTGATTTTAGTACAAAGACTTGGATATCTTTCCATTCTTATATACCTAACTTCTACATAGGAGAAAATAACTTCTACTATTCTGGTATTAATACATGTTGTACAGAGTTTGTAGCTGAGTTAGAAACTCCTGATAGAAGTAGTATTGCAGAAGAAACTCCACAAATTGAAATGGTGGTAGCTGCAGGTCTTCCTCCTATAGACTTACATTGTGATCCAATCCTTCCAAGATGGAGAATAATAGAGATAGATGAGTTTGATTGTTCACTAACAACAACTACTTCTACTAGTGCCTGGTTACCTACTACTTCAAGTACAACTACTGTAAATCCTGATTGTCAATTTGATATAGGTTTAGCAGAAGAACTTAGTTGTGGTTTAGAAGGCACAGGTGTTATTACTGTACCAACACCTACTACTACAACTATTTGTTCTAGACCTTCAAATCTTTTTGATGCAACTTTTGTTGAAGGATATGAAGTTAATAATTCAGGTTCTCCAGTGCTAGGTACATCTAGTGCTCAAGAGGCATGTTCAGTAGGATCATTTGTAGCTTCACAACAAGCTAACCTAACTGCAGACTCTGCAGTAGCAATAGACTTCAAGTTTCAATATGGAGGAACTCTTGCTAATAAAGCATTTAACCAAGTCTTATATAGAGGTAATAGTACTTCGTGTGTCGTAGTTGCAGATGGATGGTATACAAGTCCAGAGTTAGGTGGATATGAGGTGGCTCATTATGTAGAAAATGGTATATTATTACAACAAGTACCATGTGATTGTGATACATTAACAACAACAACCACTGCATATGTTGGAGGTTTAAATGAATGTTGTGGACTTATTTACAATGATGATGATGGTAATGTAATGCTTCAAAATGTTACAAACCCTTGGCCTAATTATTATCCTATAAATATACCTGAGTATGTAACTGGTAAATTAGCAGTGGGACCAGATAACCTATATGCATGGGATGGATCTGTATTTAAAGTTTGGGACGTTAATTTAACTAACTGGAGTACAACAGCTCAAGCTGACTTATCAGTGGCTGGATTTGCTACCACTGCTGGTGTAGTAGTAAAACGTAACAATGTATTGATTGCACTTGACACATCTGTTGGAAACGTAGTTGAAATAAATACAACTAATGGTACAATGACCACTCAGTTTGCTTTACCAGCTGGATATAATTGGCCAACTGATATACTATATACTGTAGAAGGTAAACTAATTACAATAGGAGAAGAAACTGCAACAGGAGACTTCCACTATTTCCAGTGGGATTATGATAATTCACCAGGTTCACCAGAAATTGATTCTACAATTACAGCTCCTGAATTTAGTGGAGATGATATTACAATTCATGTATGTGATTGTGACATTATAATCGTGTGTAAAGGAGTTGATCCATCATTCTATCCATATGCTCAATTTGCTGTAGCACCTATCACTCCATTTGAAGTGGTTCTAGTAGGACCTACAAGTGGTAAAGGTAAAATAGAAAACTATTTTAGTCCTACAAGTGTAACTCAATTAGCATCATGTGTTAGTACAAGTATATCTCCTAGCACAACTACTAGTAGTACTACATTTACAACAACAAGTACCACAACTATGAATCTTACTAATTGTTACAAGTGGTCAGTACCTGGCCCTAGAGCTATACGTTATGTAGACTGTAATGGAATAGGAAGATCAGCTGGAATACCAAGTGGAGAAACAATAGAGATTTGCATACCAACTAACGCTCCAGGAGCTATACCTGGAGGAACATTAATAGGACCTTGTTCACTATGAAAAATATAAATCTAAAAATAACCGCTGCTTCTCCTAATGTAGGGCCTTTTACCATAATAGATGATAGAGGTAATACACTAGCTACTGATGTATCCTTATCTAGTTTAATATCAGGAGTTGTGTATGAAGTTGATGATGCAGTGGCAGTTGTTACTTTAACATCTACAGGTAACTGTGAATGGTCAAAGAACTTTAGTGTAACAGAAGGTATGACAGCTTTTGAGTATCAAAACCTTTCTTTCAGATCACTAAAGACAGGATGTCTATGGACACATCTTAGAAATGATACACTATATAATTATTACTATGGGGACATTGCTCCATATATAATTGAGTATCCATTTGCATATAAGTATCATGATCAGATACTACAGAATATAAAAGACTATAGTAAGGTGTATACATACATACCATCTGTAGTAGGAGAATTTGATTCTAATAGTAAAATACAAACAGACGATCAATACTTTAACAAGGCTGTGTTATATAATGGACAACAGTCAACAGGTATACTAGAACTCGTACCTAAGCCTATGAATAACTTAAGTGAGTATCTACAGTATCCTATATTAAACACTGATAGTAAAACTATCGTATTTACAAAGACAGATAGTTTCTATCAGTATAATACTTTTTGGGCACTACAAAAAGATTCTCAGGTACCGTTGTTTAAAACATCCTGTGAATCTAAATCAATAGATAAGGTGGTGAATCAAGATAATATGGACTATGGTGACATGTCCTTTAGAAAGTCACAACTAAGAGCTAAGAACGTAAAGGTGAGACATATATTAGATAATTCATCTAAGACACATATTATAAGTCAGTTTATTGTAGCACCAGCACAAATATCATATAAGTAATGGCATTAACAGCAGGCAAAGCAAAAAAGATGTTAGAAGACGGAACTGTCCATGGGAGAGCTCTGACTGATAAGCAGAAGAGATACTTCGGTGCTATAGCTGGAGGTGCTACGCCTATGAAAAAAATCAACGGTGGTTGGTTAGATAAATATGCAATGGGAGGTAGTCTTCCTGGTGCATCTGGTATGATGTATGGACGTTCTAATACAATGCCTCCATTATTTACTCAATCAGAAATGAAAGCTCCTTCGTTTGCAGATTCATTAGCTAAAGCTCAAAAGGGAGAGACAGTTATGTATGGAACTCCAGAGTATGAAGCTGCATATAAAGAAGGTAGATTTAGAGATGTACCAAATCCATTAGATGAAGTAGTTGTTACAGCAGGTATTGATTATGAAAAGTATCCTCTTTATGATAAACTCTCTCCACAACAGAAAGAGTATTTTTTCGATGATGGAGCAATTGGTAGAGGTGTAAGAAGAGCTGCTCAAACAGATAGAGGATTATATGAAGACACACTAGA